AAAAAGTTTTCGAACCCTAAAACTCGCCCCCTTTCGATGTCGTATAGTGTCAGCACAATAAAGAATAACAACCATACAGCTGTTAATAGCCCCGCCATAATCGCTTTATAGTACAGATGTTTAATGTCCCACAACGTATAAACCAGTGCCAACGTTCCTACGATTCCGATCGCAAATACAAACGCCGGATCGTCGAACTGCTCAATAGGCGTATGCCTGGGCGGTGCCGCACCAAATACGTTGTTGTTGATAATAAAGATAATTCCTAAACCGTATGTGGTTACGGATTGCCATAGCCAGAAACGGTTTTTATTTAAATTTTTAATCATTGTGTTTCTCCTTTATTACACCATATAAGTTAGTGTTCCTGCAACGGCAGTTAAATTTCCTCCCGTTGCTTGGTCTCGATACACATTTAAATCTCCAGCTGAATGCAGGGTAATCCCTGCCGTCGCATTGCTTGTGCCAACGATTCCCATAAAAAATATAAATGGCGGATCATCGAAGTACATTAATAGCGATGGCCTGGGTGGATAAAATGAAATTGTGTTCTGCCGGATAATAAACATTGCACCAATCCCATATGTTTCCAACGCTTTCCAGAACCAGAACCTGTTATTTTTTAAATGTTCAAACATAACATCACGCTTTCGCTGGTGATGTTGGAAATTCCTTGTCAAGCATAGTTTTGACTGCATTTTTTACATCTTCATAACCAACAGAATCGATCGCTTTGCTTGTAAAACAGGACTGGTCGAGAGTTGAATTTAATGTGATATAACTGCCGTTATTGCTTAAATTTGAATACGCAGTTAATCGAACTGGCACATCGTTTTGAACAAAAAATTGATAGTTAGTGTATTCCAAATTTGGCAATAAGGCCGGTAACTTTTTAACTGCTAATGTAAATAATTGTTTTTTAGAGAGATCATCAAATGTAGTGCCTTCGGCTAAATCTTTTTGATAAATAGTGATGTTTGCCGTAACAGTCAACTGGTCTTCTACTTCACCACGAATGCCTGCAATTGCAGAACTCGTATTACCTGATCCATCGATGCTATAAGAAATGCTAGTGTTTAATAAGTCCATTGTTATTCCCCTTTTCCATATGCTTTATCGAATTGTTCAAATACTAATGCGTAAACTAAAGCTGTTTGCCCTTCCAGTTCGTATGGGTAAGCCTCCAGCGCACGGTACAAAGCTTTCATTCGTGCAGAATATGAGCTGATTTCAATACTTACCGGTTCGTCCACCAATTGATCAAACTCTTTTTGAGCTTCATCCATGGTGTAGTCGTCTTTCAGAATTAGCGTCTTTTTGTCATCCTTGTAAACAAATTCCCCGTCGTCATCCGTTTTAAAGAAATTTTTTTGGGTTGCTAATTGGTCAGCATTAAATTGCTTGTTTAGTTTCTCAAGGTTCTTAATTAACCACGTCCGCCCCAGCGAAGCTCGACCTTTAAGCTTGAACTCTGATAAAGTATTGCCGATGGTTACCAATTGTCCATTTGTGAATGTTACTTCTTCTTTTCTTGCTGTCATAATTGACTATACCTCTTTCATTTGTTTGACTTTTGTTTCTAATTTAGTTATACGATCACGATAGTTACGAATTAACGGAATAAGGGCTAATGACACTCGATCATACTGAATACCATTTACCGCCCCTTTATCATCATACTCCACAAGTTCATTAAGGCCAGCTTCGTCCAGATCGTCAGCAATCATTCCGAAATAAGTTTCCGGATCTTTAGCATTAGAATCACGAGTTTTGGCTAATACTTCTTCTTTGTCTTTCCAATGCGCAACCGGAACTTCTAATAGTTTGTTTCCCATTTCAGTTTCAAACGATCGAACGATGTCTGTTTTGTACTTAGCAGCCGAAGTAGACTTAAGCAATGTACCATCACTATCCAAATGTACATTCGCAGAACTAGACGTTGTATGAGGCGATTTTATATGAACAAAATCGCCAAATATAGTGATGTTAGAACCACGCATTCCTGAGCCTGAACTACCATCATCACCAACTTTTATAAATGGAGAACAACTAAGCGTTCCGCTATTGTATGCCTTCCCTCCAGATATAAATACACCTCGTTCTGCACCACCAATTTTAGTTACTTGCCAACCTAAAGTTGAATGCCCTCCAGAAATGCCTGCGAACTCTTCTTCTCCCAGTGGCGAAGAAAATATACTTCCATCGTTAGCTCCGTTAGTGACCACAAAATAGTCACGTCCCCAGAAAGTTGCGCCACCAAAAGATGATCCTGCCCCAGCATTACTGATACGAACATATGGAGTATCTTGTCTTGAAAATAATGTTGGCTGGATCATTTGGATTTCCCCGCCAGATATGAGTATACGGTTATCCTTGTCAGCAACTGACATATACTTATTATTAATGTTAATATCAATTGAATTATCAGGCGAATGGATACGTCCTGCCTGGAACTCAACATTACCGCTATTCAGACCAATTGTCAGGTTGGCACCTCTAATTGTACCAGCGGTTATGTTGTCTGCGTTCAAATTGATCACCTGAACCTTATCAGCATCAAGCGTACCAGTTCGGATTTTATCTGCTTTGAGGCTTTCTATCATGGCAGACTTGATAATAGTATCATCAATATAGGTAGTAGCCGTAATATGCAACTTGTTACCGTATATCTGGATGCCTTCATTCGACACGTCTATTGCGCTTATAACGCCTGCTTTTTCAACCCTAAGACTGATATCATCTTTTAGCTGTGTGATTTGAGAACTGGTTGATGATGATAGGCCACTAATCTTGCTGGTCAGTTGATCAGCCAGTTGAGTAACTTGCGATTTATCAGACTTGTTGGCAATCGTTCCTTGAATTTTATCAATGGTTTGTGAAATGCTAGAAACTTCCGTGACTGTTGCCAAGTCTTCTTGCGCAGACGTATATGGCGTTGCAATGGTACCTTCTTGCAATTTTACTTCTGTGAAAAATAACCCACCATTGTTGCCATCTTTCGAGCCGTTATTGTCAATCCGCATATAGCCGCTATCAACATCATCACCCGTTGTGAATGAGCTACTTGCAACATATTGCGCCTTAGTAGATGAAAAAACAGTGCCTGGAATCGTATTGTAAGCTATCGTGAAACTAGCTGTTTCTCCAGCCTTGCGTGCCAAAACAAAGATATCTGAATTTGATACATGAACATCCTCAAAGCCGATAAGTGAAACGACATATGTTGTATTCGGTTTGAGATTGAATCTCGGTGAACAAGCATAATTCTCGTTACTAGTCTGATTATTAATTACATATAGTGGTTGCGATCCATTGTAAAAGGGGTGTGTCACAGTTTTCACTGGACTCCAATAGCCATCAGACAATGTTGTCCAATTGTATGCTGACACCAGGTTTGGCGTTCCGATAGTACTCAAACTATCCTTAACCTTAATTAGGGTGCTACTGAAATCTTTAGCAGACTGCTGAAGTTCACCAATATTATGCTGATTAGTTTTATTGTCACTATCCATAGAATCAAAGTTTGAGCTTAAAGACTTAGAGTCTCTCTGGAGTGTACTAATATCTGTATTGTGCCTATCGACAGTATCTTTGTACGTCGTAAACTGTGCTTTAAAACCACGGGAGTCGGCTTGAAGGTCGTTGATGCTGGTAGTCTGACTGACTGTCAACAGTACTCTTAACACTGGATATAGCGCCATTAATACCCTCGGCAGTGAATTTAATCTGATTGTTAGTCCACGTTTCAGTAGCATATCCGTTAAGATCCTTCTGTTCAATCTTCTTAGAAATATCGGTTTGCATACCATCCACAGTTTGCGAAATCTTAGATACAGCAGTAACCGTTGCACTGTCTGAAGGATTAGCACACCAATCAGTAGCTAGGATGCCTTTTTCCAGCTTAAGATGACTTAAGGTTCCAGTCCCACCACCAGGAAATTGAATATATCCGAAACCTTCCTCAACGCTTGTTATATTTTTTGGTACTACAAATGTTGAGGATATTCTTCCTGAACCTGAACCATTATTAGGATAGTACCATGGACCGAAATGCGTTGTGGTATTACTGATAGCACCTATCTCCCACCCTATCCGATTAGTAAAATCACCTACAGGTCCAGCAACGAATCCAGAGTATTCATAATCAACTGACACAGTTACAGTTTGCCCTTCTAATCCTTTAAATAAGGTTAGCAGACTATCAGCATTTTCGTTGGAAAGGATACCAAAGCCATTTGATCCTTTAACCGTATAATCACCAGTACCAGTTAATATGTTTGTTCCCACAGCACTATTAGCAACCTGTGTCTGAACAGTTTCTAAGGTGCTGCTTACTTCCGTGGCGGTTTGCTTCAACTGACTAATATCATTTTTATTAGTAGTATTGTCAGTAGTAAGTGTATTGAAACCAATAGTTAGTTCTTTAGATGACACTTGTAAAGTACTAATATCTGTAGTGTGTTTACCTAGAGTATTGGTAACCGTCGTAAACTGGCTTTTGAATGAACTAGAGTCTGCCTTGAGGTCATTAATACTGGTAGTTTGGCCGTCTACGGTGCTTTTGACACTGGACAAAGTGGCATTAATTCCGTCAGCAGTCATTTTAATCTGATTTTGAGACCAAGTTTCAGTGGCATAACCATCTAAATCTTTTTTAGTCAACTTAACAGCTAGACCACTTTGTAATTCAGCAATAGTCATAGTCGATCCGTCTGTTAACGTCTTGTAACTTTGACTAACTGCTCCAGCAATTTGTTTAGCATCTTTGGAATCTGCCGCGGCAGAAGATGCTTTAGCAACTGCGGAACTAGCAGCGCTTTCAGCACTCACAGCATTAGAAAAGGCGCTATCTGCTTTTTGATCAACTTTACCAAATTCTGATGCTGCTGATTCAGCTTTGGAAACCGCGGAACTAGCATCATTTTGAGCACTTGACGCTTTATCCAGTGCTTGATTAGCTAATGAGCTTGTATCATCATACTTTGACGCAAGCTGGTCGGCTTTATCTGCTGCACTTTTAGCATTATTAACTGCTGTTTCAGCTTCTTTTCTGGCAACCTCTACTTTTGCGCTTACCTCTCCAGGATTCAACGTAAGCTGTTCCCAACGCCCGTTTGCCCATTGCTTGATAGACCACTTATCAGGATCACTATTGCTTTGGTCGAACCATAAGTCACCCTCATTGGCATTCACAGGTTCTTTTGCACCATAATAATTTGAATTTTTCCCATCAGCACTGCTGGCTACATAATCAATACTTTCTTGAATACGCTGTACCTTGCTATCCAAACTACTTTGGATATTTGTATACTGATCCACAATACTCAAATCGCCACAAGTGGCTGTGTACCCGATACGTTTACCACTCACATCAAATTGTTCTTCCAGCTTAATAATACGAATTTTGCGCTTGAAATTTAACGCTTCATCGATTGCTAAAATCCAATCCCCAACTTTAGGTGATTCGTAATTAGGGTAACCAGCATTCTCTAAATCGTAGATGTTCATAGTCATTGACACGGTATAAGTCGAATCAACATGCTTTTTCAATTCGGCAATTAAATTATCTGAAATTGTGAATCGTTCATCGACAATCGGATCCATTTCTAAATCGCCAAACTTCTTGGCTAACTCACTGCGATACTCAACTTCCAATCGACCTTTGCTTGGATCTTGTTGATCTTTGAAAGCACCATATCCTTTAGCATAAGTCGCAAAATTTGATATTTTCATTTCTTCCGTAAGATCGCTAAGGTTAATTCCTTTACGGACGAAGCTGGTTAGATCACTGCCAATTTGCTTAGCAATATGAACCGTTTCATTGTGGACTTCAAATTCAACGTCAGCCTGATCCATAATGTCATTGAACAGGCTTAATTTGTTTTTATAACCCCAGTTTTCTTTTTCAAATGCTGGTACGGTAGCATCATTATTGTAGGTATAACCAGACCCATTAAAAAGTTGGTTTAAATAGAACGAATATTCGTGGCTACCAGTATATTGTGAATGTAATGCTACTTTGGCAAAATCCCAAAAAAACTGTTGTACCGCGTCGAAAACTATTGTATTAGTATCATCACTTAACTTTTTGTACGTAATAACGTACTTTTCATTATCGAAATTCAACCACCAGCCGTAGTCAAGGCCGTTCAATACTTCATCGCCAGCAAACACTTCACCGGTTAACGATAATCCACCATTGACGCTGGTAGTTCTTGTAATGGTAGCTTGGCCGAAATGTGATTCCCCAGATGGGCCGTAAAATTTAATCAATCATTTTCACCTCACACTCCTAAATATATAAATCACACAAATTTTTAATCT